TCTACTCAATTAAAAATTAGTAGAAAATGGAATTCAATGATGTCGGGCATAAAACTAAAAGGTAAAAACGGTTTATATACACCGGCATCTTTTAGCCACATTTACAAACTAAAGACTACCCAAATGTCTAATGACAAAGGCACATGGTTTGGTTGGGAAGTAAGTAAGGTTGGTCCAATTTCCGATGCAAGTATCTATCAGCAAGCTAAAACTTTTTCTGACAGTATCTCAAAAGGAGCTGTGAAAGCTAAGCATGGTGAAGAGAAACCAAAGGACGCAAGCATTATCTAATTCTCTAAGAGAATAGTGCACAGCGTGGGCCAGGCGGGAGACTGAGTGGCCCACGTAAACAGGATTGTTATGGATGAAAAGTATATAAAGTTCTTTGAAGGATACAGGCAGGCTTACGGAGTCGCGGACATGTCGACTCTAAAGGTGGACCCAGAAAGCAGAAAGCAGAAGCCGGTATACAGATGGAACGACGAAGAGCTGACAGACAAGGTTTATGTAAACCATTTACAAGGAACTCAATCTATTGGAGTACAACCTTGTAATGAAAACGGAGAAGCAAGATTTGGTGTCATAGATGTTGACCCACAAAACTACGAAGAGTTTGATAAGAAATTTTTTATAGATACGATACAAGATTATAAATTACCACTCATACCAATATTATCTAAAAGCGGCGGACTTCATCTATATTTATTTTTAGATCGTTTTATACCCGCTACATTAATTAAATCTTTTTTAAGTAATCTTTTACCGTTGTTCAGATTAAAACCAGACTGTGAAATATTTCCTAAACAAACACAGTTAACTAAAGATAGTGAGACAGGACAATTAAACAAAGGTAATTTTATTAACCTACCTTATTTTAAAAAATCAGAACGTGTTGCTATTAATGTAGATGGCACACCATTTACTTTTGATCAATTTATTGAAGTAATAGAAAACAATACTGTTGGACCAGATGATTTAAAAATTATTACTGAGTCTATTGAAAAACAAGACATGGAAGGAGTTGATGAAGAATTTGTAGAAGGACCGCCATGTCTAGCACACCTTAGTAAGATAATGAAGGACCCTAAGTTTGATGGTAAAGATAGGTTTATGTATAACTACCATGTCTTTGTTAAGATGAAGTATCCAGATACTTGGCAACAAAAAGTAATGAATGCACCAGTAAAATATTTTGCAGGCGAACATGCAAACGCATGGGACAAGCAACACTTAAATCAAAAAGTAAGATCCTGGACTAAAACAGAAAAAGGTTTTACTTGCACTCAAAGTCCTATCAGTGAGTATTGTAAAAAAGGTGTATGTGTAAAAAAGAAATATGGAATTTTAGCAGGATCAAAAGGTGCTTATCCTGTACTAACAAACTTAAAGAAAATAGATTTAGATCCAGAACCTGAGTATGAATTTGATGTAACTAAGTCAGATGGTATTGGTACAGTCACAGTGCATTGTAAAACAATAGAACATGTTAACGATCAACGTAAACGTAGAAATGCAATAGCTAAAGCTGCAGGATTTCCGCCACCAATTATTAAAGGTGATGAAGATCAAACTGTGTTAGAAGTATTATATAAAACACAGAAGCTGGTACACCCACCAATAGGCACATCACCTAAAGAAAAATTACATGACGTATTACATGCAAAAATAAATGGACCTAAAGCTATGAATGATGCATCATTTAAATCTGGTACAGTATTGATAGAAGATGGTTTTGCATATTTTAAATTTGATAAATTTTTTGACAAACTTAGATCTAAGAATTGGAAATACACAGAAGACAAGACGGGTGTAATGATGAAAGTTAATTATAAAAAATGCGATATACAATTTTTAGAACAGAAACGATACCCTACAAAAGAAAAAGGTAAATACAATACTCCTACTAAAAACATTGTAGCAATAGACATAAAAGAATTTGAAGACATAGTAATTAATCATACAAAAATAAAACATAACACGGAGATAATGTGATCAGAAAAATATTGGGTCCTCCAGGTACAGGTAAGACAACTAAACTTATTAAGTACGTAAAAACATTTGTTAAACTTGGTACCCCTATTGATAAGATAGGATACTTTGCATTTACAACTAAAGCAGCTAACGAAGCTATAGATAGAATGTTAGATTATCACACAGCTTTTAGTAGAAAAGATTTAAAATATTTTAGAACACTGCACTCATTAGCATTTACACAATTAGGTATGAAGAAAGCTCAGGTCATGCAGGATGAACATTACGAAGACATAGGACGTAAACTAGGTATTGAAGTCACAGTTTATTCTAATGGTGAGGAAAAAACTGGGTTTGTAGATTCTGATAGTGAATACTTTAATATAATTAATGCAGCAAGAATTAAGAACGTATCAATTGAAGAAGAATATAATACAGACATGTATTCAGAAGACATAGACAAGCATCAATTACAAATTTTAAAAGATGAAGTAGATAACTATAAACAGGCATATGGCCTGGTAGACTTCACAGATATGATTGAAAAATTTAATATGGCCGAATTGTGTCCGAAATATGATGTAATATTTGTCGATGAAGCACAGGATTTATCGCCAATACAGTGGAAAATGTACGATATACTTAAGAAAAACTCTAAATATGTTATACTAGCAGGCGATGATGATCAAGCGATTTATGGCTGGGCTGGAGCAGATGTAAAGCGATTTCAAGATGAAGAAGCAAAAGACATTATCTTGCCACAATCTTACAGAGTACCTCAATCAGTACAACACATAGCAGATCAAATATTAAATAGAATTCCTGATGACAGAAGAATTAAAAAACAATGGGCACCGCGTCCGGAATCAGGGACCGCAAACCATATTACCACAATTGAAGATGCACCTTTACATGATAGTGACTGGTTAATTTTAGCTAGAACCAATGACAAACTAAGAAAATTAAAATCTACATTAAAAGATATGGCTATTTACTTTGAATTAAAAGGTAGAAAGAGTTATAAAACAAGATTGTATACAGCTATTAAAAATTATACCCGCTGGACTAACGGAGACAAGCTCTCTCTATTAGAATGTAAAGATCTATTTGAGTTTTTAGAACTAGAATGGGTAAGTACGGAAGAGAGAATGTATGACTTGCAGGAGTTTGGTTTTAATTTTACTGACAATTGGTATGAAGTTTTTAAATCAGATCCAGAAGAAAGTTTATACATAAGAGAAATGTTGAGATTGGGAGAAAAATTAAATAGTCCCGCAAGAGTTAAACTATCTACCATACACGCAGCCAAAGGCGGTGAAGCAACCAATGTATTATTAATTTTAGATAATACAAAAAAAATAAGAGACGCAATAGAAAAAAGTGAAGACAAGCACGACGAAGAACAAAGAGTTTGGTACGTCGGTGTTACACGTACAAAACAAAACTTATATATACTAACAGCTAAACATGAGGACAAAGGTTATGACATCGAAAGTTTGGAATAAACAAATTGCAGGATCCCACTATAAAAAATATAAGATACAGCCTAGTAAGTTTGTAGTCGAGAACAAATTGCTATATCCTGAAGGTTGTGCTATAAAATATATCATAAGACATCAAGACAAAAATGGAAAGGAAGACTTACAAAAAGCAATACACTTTATAGAAATGATAATCGAGAGGGACTATGGAACCAAATAATCATATACCTTTTTACATGGGATTGTTTACATGTATTCTAGTATTTTATTTTTTGGTTCAAGCATTATGAAAATACCTACATTTAGCGCACAAACAGAATGGGTAATACCCACGGAATTTCCTGACCTAAGACAGGTTGATGAAATTGCAATTGATTTAGAAACAAAAGACCCGGACTTAATGAAAAAAGGATCTGGATCTATTATAGGTAATGGAGAAGTTATAGGAATAGCTGTAGCAACTGCACATTACAAAGGATACTTTCCTATTGCACACGAAGGTGGTGGTAACATGGATCGTAAAAAAGTTTTAGAATGGCTTCAAGATATTCTTAAAACAGAATCTACTAAAATATTTCACAATGCAATGTATGATGTGTGTTGGATTAGAGCTATGGGTTTGACTATCAATGGTATGATTGTAGATACAATGATAGCTGCAGCTGTTACTGATGAAAACAGATTTAGATATGATCTTAATAGTTTGTCATGGAAGTATTTAGGATTTGGTAAGAATGAAGTTGCACTTGCAGAAGCAGCAGCTGAATGGGGTATAGATCCTAAATCAGAAATGTATAAACTACCATCCTTAAATGTTGGTAGCTATGCTGAACGTGATGCAGAAGCAACTTTTGGTTTATGGCAAGAAATGAAAAAAGAAATTATCTCACAAGACTTACAATCGATTATGGAATTAGAAACAGATTTATTTCCTTGCCTGGTTGACATGAGATTTAAAGGTGTAAGAGTAGATGTAGAAGCAGCACATACATTAAAGAAAAATTTAATTAATGAAGAGAATACATTACTCACTGCAATTGAAAAAGAAACTAATGTGCGTCCACAGATATGGGCTGCTAGTAGTATTGCAGACGTATTTGAAAACTTAAAGATACCTTTCGAAAGAACTGAAAAGACTCAAGCACCAAGTTTTACAAAAAACTTTTTACAAGAACACAAACATCCTGTTGTTAATATGATTGCAAAGGCAAGAGAGATTAACAAAGCACACACAACTTTTATTGATTCTATTTTACGATACGAACACAAAGGTAGAATACATGCAGAGATAAACCAATTAAGAAATGCTGGGGGTGGCACAGTAACTGGTAGGTTCTCTTACCAGAACCCGAATCTACAACAAATTCCAGCACGTAACAAAGACCTTGGACCTAAGATAAGGTCATTATTTATACCAGAGGAAGGCCATACGTGGGGTTGTTTTGACTATTCTCAACAAGAACCTAGGTTGGTAGTGCATTATGCTGCTTTATACAAACTACCATCTGTTTATGATGTAGTAGACGCCTATCAAAATGATGCTAACTCAGACTTTCACCAGACTGTAGCAGACATGGCGGAGATACCTAGATCACAAGCTAAAACAATTAACTTAGGTTTATTTTATGGTATGGGTAAGGCTAAACTACAGGCAGAGTTAGGTGTTAGTAAAGACAAAGCTGCAGAATTATTTAATACATATCATGGTAAAGTTCCTTTTGTTAAACAGCTTATGGAGAAAGCATCTAACAGAGCACAAGACCGTGGACAG